GGTCAAGTTTGAAGATAATGTACGTATGACATTAGATGAGTTTGGTGCCCAGGATGTAGCACCAGGAACTGCATTTGCTGGTAAACAAGTAAGACAGACTCAACTCACTAGATACATTAATAACCTAACTACTTCAACTATTGCAGGTAGCGTTGTTCCACAGCGTCAAAGTCTGAGCAAAGCATTAAAACCAAAGGCAGATAATTAATGGATTATTTTTATGACGGTCAGTTGAGAAGATACCTAACTCAGTTTATGCGAGTTATGAGCAATTTCTCATACAAAGATTCTAAGGGCAATATAATACAGATTCCTGTTCGCTATGGAGACATGAGTCGTCAAGTCGCACAGATCTTAAACAAGAATAGTGAAAATACTATTCCTAATGCTCCATTTATTAGTTGCTATATTAAGAATCTAAAAATTGCACGTGAACGATTGCAAAATCCCTATTACGAAAATACGTTGAACGTTCGAGAACGTGCAACTCAATACATGGATCAAGATCCTAGCAGTCCAACCTACGGACAAATAGTAGAAGGTGAGGCAAATACACAAGGTGCAAACTATACAATCAATAGATTGATGCCTACTCCTTATGATTTAGAATTCCAAGCAGACATATGGAGTTCGAACACAGAACAAAAACTACAGATACTTGAGCAGATATTGGTATTATTCCGCCCTGCTATGGAGATACAAACTACCGCAAACTTTGTTGACTGGACTAGCTTGAGTTATTTAGAGTTGTCAGATCTTACTTGGTCTACCCGTGCTATTCCGCAGGGTGTAGAACAGGATATAGATATTGCCAATTTAGGATTTACAGCACCTATATGGATCAGCACACCTATCAAAGTAAAACAGTTAGGTGTTATTACAAATATTATTTCTAGAATATTCGTAGAACCCACAGGTACTATATCGGAAAGTCCATACGATGATGGTGCGTTCTTTAATGGCCGTACCCCTACTGCTATTGCAGGTCATGATTTAAAAAATCTAAATGTTATAGTGTTGAACAATGTAGCAACATTAGGACCGGGAGTCAGCTGGTACAAGATTCTAGATGCGTATCCAGGAACTTTCACAGCAGGAATAAGTCAAATAAGATTTTCAAAAGATTTAGAAACAGAAGTCGTTGCTACAATGTCTCTGAATCCAGTAGATGAAACACAAATGATATTGAACATAGATTCGTCTACACTACATACCAACAGTCAAGTGCCTGCTAATAGTGGAAAAACTTACGTAGATGCTATCGTAGATCCAACAAAACTTACAACAGATCTCACGAATGTGGGTATACGCTATTTGATATTAGAAGATATCAATCCTGCATATAGGACACCCGTGTATATTACTAACCCCGGTTATAATTCAGCAGATCCTGCTAGTCCGCAACAGATAGTTAAACTAGATGCTAACGGTAATCCTGTTTACCAAACACTATATCCAGAGGCTGGATATGCTGTACATAATTTTAAAAATGCAGACAACAGCATATTTTCAGCAAATGCAAATGACATCATTACCTGGGACGGAACCAAATGGTCGGTCATATTCGACTCTTTAGCCGGCACGGTACCTACTTACATAACTAATATACGTACTGGTTCGCAGTATGTATGGGATGGTTCACAGTGGACCTCGAGTTATGAAGGTGAATATACACCGGGATTTTGGCGTTTATTATTATGAATGTAATTTGTAGCGGCGGACTATTTTTAAGTAAGTCGACTAAAAGATTTTTATTTCTTAACAGATCAGAAGGAAAAACTGATGGTACATGGGGTATTGTGGGCGGTAAACACGAACCAAGCGACCAAACTCCTTACGAAGCTCTTTGTAGAGAAGTGCAAGAAGAAATAGGATTTTTACCAGATATAGAAAAAACTATACCCTTAGAGCAATACGAAAGTAAAGACGGGGGATTTTATTATCACACCTATGTTCTGTTAGTCAAGGATGAATTTATTCCTCAACTAAATCACGAACATTCTGGTTATGCGTGGGTTTCAAAAGACTATTGGCCTAAGCCATTACACTCTGGTCTTAGAACTACACTAAGTAGCAAGACAAATAAAGCAAAGATTGATACTATATTTGATGTATTAGCTTAGATATCGTCAGCTATTAGATTAAAGCTGATACTGATTCTATTGTCGTCTGACAAATTTTCTTCAACACCGTGATCCAACCAACTAGGAAATGCAATGAACATTCCCGGAATCGGTTGGAAACTATAACTCTTATAGTTGTAATCAATATCTTTTCCGCTATAAAAATGTTGACGTGCCGCTAGATTAGGATTAACGAATGTTATCTTTCCAGAGCGGGGAGGAGTTTTAACATAGATAGTGCAGGCAAATACACTACGTGGATGTACATGAGGAATCATATATGCGCCCGGCGGGTTGACATTGATCCAATAATTTTCTAATCTTATTTTTGTAACAGATTCATAGTCTTTGATCAGCATGCTGGTGCATTTTTGAATCAAAGGCATTAAAACAGGATGGGCGATAGTAAGTACTTTTGAACTTCCGCCGCCGCCCCTTTTACTTGAAATATCCAAATTAGGATTTTTTTCAACCATCTCATAAGCAAATCTTTCTAATTCCTTTAGATCGTCTTCAGAAAGATCGTTAGTAATAGTCCACACCGGAGTGGGGAATATTGTGCTTAGTTTAAGTTCAGATCCAGCCAAGTTGTTTTACCTGTAATGGTGTTGAGCAGTTGTTAACTTCCTGCTGGTCAGACAACATTTGACCTAACAGTTCAGCTTGACGGTCTTGATATGCGGCTTGTTTAGCAATGGCTTCGCTAGCCAATTGAGATATTGTAACTCCGCTTGCGGCTGATAGTTTAGATAATAGCGGTGTTGGATAACTGCTATTAGACATATAAGCCTGAGCTTCTGCTAACTGTTGTGTAAATGTACTAGCTTCTAAAGAACTTGTTGTTACAGTTAAATTAGCAAACTTGGCATCATACTCTGCTTGAATTTCTAAATTGCTTAGATACTTATAACCAGCTAAAAATAAACTAACATGTGTAGGATCTGTTAGAGTAACAAAAGATTCTAAATGTCCTGATGTAATATCAGAAGGATTTGAATCAACTACAGTAGTGATGTAAGCAACATTACCGTTGTCTAATACAGTATAGTTGATATAGTTTAATTCTGATAACAATGTAGGATCTGTAATTTCAGTAATTTTGTACTGAGCAATTTGACCTGCATTGAAACTAGTAATAGGTAAATCAACTAACATCCAACCGTGGCTAGAATATTTTGTTCCTGGGGGAATCTGGAATGTTAAGGGCGAATTATCAATTTTTAATAAAAGCATGTTTGTGGGACCTTGCTAAAAAGCGTTATTATGACCTTTCTACTGTGTCCTGAGAACCATCTGGATTAAATTTAATCAGTGTTTCTTTGTCAGGTAGTGAACCTAACTGTGGCACAGGCACATAAGCGGCCATTTCATTTGTAATCTTCAATGCTTCCGCTAGGGTTACATGGAAAATCTCTTCTGGTAAATCAAGCATCGCCTGTAGGTTACCGGTTGAAATTCTACCAGTCGATACAATATCTAAACCTGCCTGACGACCTAAACGTTTGACCCAGTAATCAATTTCGAGAGTGTCTTTCATAGCTAACATCTCTCCGATATCATAGTTCTCATTAAAATATTCTAATATTTCGTAGAATGTTTCTAATTCACTTCTGATACGTTTAATTTCTTTTACACTTAGGTAAATCTTTTCTTCTAATTGATGGATTTCTAAATCGATTTCCATCTGATATAAAGGATCAACTTCGCGCTCGCGCTTCTTCTTTAAAATCTCGATCTTTAATTGATTCTTTTTATCTTCGTATTCTGTCTTGCGTAAGTTTTCTTCACGCACCTCTGCTTCCATTGTAACTTGCTGTAGTTGCTTAATTGGTGTAAGCTGTGATGCAACTACGAACTGCTTCATTTGGAAGTCGCTCATACCACGTGGAAGCTCTTCTACTAAATCAGCTATTGTCCACTGTTTCTTTTCTTGTGTTTTTGATACCATTTTTTGCCCTTATCTCGGTTATGTATTTGTAGTGATTTGGTAGCATTTTTTGTGCTAGATAAACTTGCACTTTAGCATCCTTGCTTAATCTAGGATAATAATGCTCTTCTCCAAACCCCCTTAACAACTCATTCCATTGAAAATAAGGATAACCATTATCTAAGTTATCTTCCTTCGTTGGATATTTATATTTAAGAGACTGCCAGAAAAGTTGGAAGTCTTTTGAGTTACGTGCGGCTTTGCTAGCCTCTACCCAAAAAGGTTCTGTTCTCTTGCTAAATGCATAATGGCCTAACACTACAACTTTAATATATCGTATTCTTGCCTGTATCTCTGCGTTTGCCCAGTCGTGATTTCTTCTGTTGGCTATAACTTCAGTAGCGTATTCCATAGTTTTACCAGCTAAATGTATAGCTGTAGCTTCTAAAGGTTCGATAAAACCACTACTCATACCAGACGCTATGATGTTGCCCTTGATGATTTCTTTAAAATATCCAGGCTTCATCGCAATTTTACGCGGTTCTTCTATCCCCGTAGCTTGTGCAAATTCTGCACGAGCATCTTCATCACTGATAAATTTGCTACTATAGATGTATCCATTGCCTGTTCTATCATATACCGGGATTTTAAATCGCCAACCAGCTGTCATTCCAATACTTGATGTAAAGGGTTCGTATTCTTTTTCTGGGTTAGTATAATTCTTTTGTCCAACTATAGCGGTGTCAACTAACAGTTCGTCTGCGTAACTTTGGAATTCGCTATCTGTTTTACCAATTAGTATTCTTTTAAATCCCGAACAGTCCACAAACCAATCTGCGGTGATTTTAGTATTATTTGCTAGAGTTACACTAGTGCAATTATCACCATCCATTTCTACGTTGGTTATTTCTGAATGTATTAGTTGTACACCCTTATCTGTACTTCGACGTTGTAGTAGGTTTGCTAGTTCGCTTGCAACAAAATGACAACCGTGCATGCTATCTTCTTGTAACCAAGGACATTTATTATTATTTCCCACTGCCGCTGTAAGATCGCTACCCCATGTTTCCCAAGCAGGATCTGTTGATAACCAAAATGGATTCTCAGCAAAGTCTATAAATTTAATACCTAATTTGACTCCGCCACCAGTCAGCGCAATTAGTTCAGTTGATTTGATTCCTAGGTCATTTAGCATTTTCATAATGCTAGGCCAAGTGCCCTCACCAACACCGATCGTAGGTATGTTAGGACTTTCGACTAGAGTGATTTTATAATTAGGGAACTTATTAATGAGATAAGCGGCGGAAAGCCAACCAGCTGTTCCACCGCCTACGATGCATATTGTCTTCATGCTTCTACTTATTAAGGTAGAGGACCGTAACAAGCATTTCCTGATGATTGGTTACGTTGGCTATAAATTGCGCCTAGAACCTGATGACTATCTGATGGATAGTATGTTTTAACCGATACGTTATTTTGGTTACCATTATATCCAGCAATCATATAACCGTAATCTTGTCCCATAACGCAACATTGTTCACCGTTGTTATACTGCTGGCTTGGAGAGCTTGACCAGCTATCGCTTGATACGTTGTAACGTGACATAGCTGAAGAAGCATTAGGATTCATGTACCATTTGAACCATTTTGACATCATTGGTTTACCAGCAGTACCGCCACCGAATGGAGCTTCACCTGCTAGGGCACTTGATGAATTCATTGTATTGTAGTTCCATTTAAATGCACCGCCCTGGCCTGCTGTAAAGTTATAGGCTGTATTATTTTCAGCAGGACTACCACCACCATATGAATGTGAGCCACCTGTGTTATATCCAACACCCCATGAGTTTGTATTATAGTTTAGATAGTTACCTGTACCACCAATCTGTATCATACCGTAGTTGTTATTTGAACCAACTTTAGTACCATTGTGCCAAGAATTGGGCGAATAAGAACCTGTTGGACGATTGTTAGAACCAGTTATTGTCCATGTTGCCCAGTCTTGATAAGCATACTGAACAGATGAGTTACCTTGATGGTGGTACGCATACCACTCTGAACTCATCCATCCGCCGTAATAACTTGAGAACGGTAAAGTCTGTGGTTGCTCTAGAGCAACGTCACAGCTATGATGAACACGTA